TCCTAAAGCACCTGCGCTAATGTATGGATTGACTGTTGCAGATCCAGATCCGTTGACCGTTGTCCCTGCTGCGCTAGCCATTGTAATAGTAAACTCATCACTACCTGGAACGGTTACTACTTGAAAAGGGTTAGTTGTAAAATTTGCTGCAGTATATCCTGCTCCTGTAGGAGGTGTTACAGAGCTAAATAAAAAAATATCTCCAGGCTCTAGACCATGAGCTGGTTTGTTAACAGTCACTGTTGCAGAGGTGTTAACAGTATCAAAAGTACAGCTTGTTAGGGCTGTGCCTAAAGGAGTAATATCAAAAAAAGCTCCTTCATAATAAATTATTAAAACTTTATTTGTTCCTATTGCAGCATATTTTCTACCGTCTAGATCAGCCCAAATAAATTGTTCTCTAGCCGCTCCTATAATAGTGCTTTCTAAAATTTGTTCCCATCCTCCAATTTTTTCTGGAAGACCGTATCTAAATCTAACAAAGTCACCATCAGTCCACTGACCTTGTGCACCGGTTTGTGTAACTTGTTTGTTAAATCCAGGGGCTATATCTACTTTTGTTAATGGCATTACAAATTATACCATATATTTCATGGCCAATAAACATATTTGAACTCTGAATTATCAATCGTATATTGTAAAAAACTCTCATTTTCAACTATAGGAAACCCTGCTAAATTGAAAGAAGTGTTAAGCAATATAGGCACACCAGTTTTTTCATAAAAATATTTTATTAAATCATAATAATTTGGATTATCTATTCTTTTTAAAGTTTGAACTCTACATGTATTATCTACGTGTACAATTGAAGACACTTCTTCCAGAGCTTTGTTTTTTGCTTTTACAGCAAAAGACATATAAGGACTTTCACTTAACGATCCTAAATCAAAATAATCATGTGCATGCTCAAGTAGAACTGTACCAGCTAAAGGTCTCCACCATTCTCTTTTTTTAAATTTATTAACAATATTTTTTGCGTCTAGGTTTCTTGGATCAAATAAAATAGATCTATTTCCTAAAGCTCTAGGTCCCCATTCACTTTCATTTTGATAAATCACTAAAGGTTTTTGTTGTAATAAAATTTCAACTGCTTCTTCTTTTTTTCTTATATATGCCATAAAATTATTGACCTTTTCTTTTACATAAAAAATTTCCAGACACTGACACCCTTTCCACATCACTTCTAAAAGGCATGACTGTATGATGTAAATTAGCTGGAAAAATATATAATTCATTTGTTTTAGGAAATCTTGTATGGGAACATATGTAATCACTATATCGGTCTTGGGTACCATATATAAACTGAATAGCACCTGGTTTACCTTCTCCTTCAGATACAAATTCTATAGCTTCTTTTTTTATTTCTTCAGGAACTTTTAGATATAGCACAAAAGAAATATCGCCTGAATGAGTATGAGGAGGATTAAATTCATTCTTTCTCATGTAGTTTATCCATAGTGAATTTAATTTCATATGTTCTATTTTTTGTGAGTTTATTGTCCAAACATTTTCTTTCGTTTGAATATAGTTTAAAAAGTATTTACTTGTATGTTCTACAAACCAATCAATATCTTGTTGTGTGTAAAAATTTTCTCTATCAATATGACCAGCAAGATTTTGTCTGTTATCATTTAATTTTATTTTATTACTTCTTTTTAAAAGTTCTTTTGTTATGTGGTCTTCTACCTCAAATTTGGCTACAAAAGGTCCCCAATATAAAAATTCATTATTTATAGATGTCATAGTATAACGCTGCTCCTATAGCTGTACCCGCATCATGAGGTATTGGATCTACAAAAAAATTTAAATCAGGATATTTTTCTACATATTTAAAATTATTTGAACAATTAAGAAAATAACCACCAGATAATAAAATATTATTGTTCATATGTTTTGCTTGATCTATTAACTCACATGTTTCTTTAAAAGTTTTTTCTTGTACTTCTTTTGCAATTTCTACTTTATTGTAATCTAAATCATATTTTTTTTTACAATAAGCGTAAGAAGAAAGTCCCATAACCTTACCCGCAGAGTGTCCACTATTATATCCTAAACTTTTACAAGCCTTATCAAACTCAATTCCACCCACGGCAAAGTCTGAAAATTTATTTAAAAATCCTCCTAAATATTTAAATTTAACCATAGAATTTTGTTGGTCTCCAATTTCCATATTACTCTTCCAGCGTGTGTGGTGTTTATAAATAGGATTTACATTTTTTTTGTTAATATAATAAACCGATTCTATTTCTTGAAAAGGTATATAAAAATTACTAGCTCCACCACCATCTACAACTATTGCTAAAGCTTCTTCAAAATTTGAAAAATAAAAAGAACAGATTGCATGATATAAATGGTGTTCTCTTACATTAAAATAGTAGGGTGGATCACCCAATTGATTTTGTAAATTTTTAATCATTTGTTGATCATCTTCAAGAAAATAACCATTGTTGCTTCCATAAGAAGCATAACAAACAAAATCTGGTTTAAAATTTATTTTTTGTAAAATAGATTGATATATTTTTGGGGCAGGAACTAAATCATAATCTTTGATTCCAACAAATCTTTCTTCATTATAAAAATCAATTATCTTACCATTTTGATAAACACATATGGAGGGGTGGTGAGAAATATTAATAGAAAGTATTTTCATAAAGTAATTATGATTTATCTCTATCTATTCCTTCCATTTTAGAATCTTCATTACTAGGTGTTTTTTTTAATTTTTCATTGAAGTTTTGATTCCACTCTGCAACTATTTTGACAAGATTGTTTCCAAAGTGTCTAAGAGATTCAGCGGTTAAATAAATTTTACCTTTCTCTGTAATTATTTTTTTCTCTTCTTCAGAAAATATTATGTCACAAGAACCATCTTTGTTTTGTTTAAAAATCATTTTCTAATTGTTCTCCCCAAAAAGTTCTTTTGTCTTTCCACCATTCTTTATTTTTACCATTTGCATCTACATAATGAAAGAAAACTTGTGCGTGCCAATCTCCTTGAAATTCTTTTCTATAGTGCTCAACATCACAACCTAGATAAATTACTGCATCACCATCTTTAAGTTCAATTTCTTTATCGCCTATAAAAATAGGCCAAGGTGTACTATCTGAACCAATCATAGCTGTAACACTTATTTCACAAGACTCACGATCTGTGTGTTTTTTTAAATCTGCAAATTTTGTATACATCCTCCAATAGCTGTATGTAGGATGTAATTTTAAATTAGTTTCTTTTTCCATAAGATCAAACTTAGTCAAAAGAAAAGATTCCATTATTGGATCTGCATAATAGTTTGTGTCACAATTTTTATTTTGTCGAAGATCAAATGAGTTGATGTTTAATCTATGTTTAATAAATACATATTTGTTTAATAGTTTTACTTCTTCTTTTGAAAAAAAGTTTTTTACAATTTTATACTTTGTATCTTTTATAGTGCCCATGCAACCACCGAATATCTAGTTCCTTTTGTAACTGGTTTTACGCAATGAGGGTACAAAAAATTACTTGGCCACATAATTAATCTAGCAACTTTATTTTCAATAGTAAATTCGTTTCCTCCTTGTGGATCTCTGAAACAAAGATTACCGCCTTCATAATCATTATTTAAGATAAGTATGCAGCTTATGGTTCTTGGTATATCTTTAAAATGATCCCAATGATAATTATATTTATCAGAAAGATTATATTTTAATATATCAATATTAAGTATTTGTGATGTTATTTTATCTTTAATTGAAGTATTAAATTCTTCATTATATAGATTTAAATGTCTTTGAATTATTGCAAACAAAAAATTATGCCAATGAACTATGGTCATAGAATTTGACAAAGGAGACAAAGGTGTAATTTTAACGCTTCTAATTTTTTTGTTTATTTTATTATTTGCAACTCCTCCCTCTTCAAAATCTAAAGTGTTTGCAACTTGTATTAAACTACCTATTGCCTTATAAGGCACTGCATTATCATATATTTTTATATATTTTTTTAAGTCCATTTTTTTTTAGACCAATATTTAGTTTTATAAATATGAAGACTTTGTAAAAAATAAAAAAGTTTTCCTTTTCTAAAATATTCGGTATTAGCACTTTTTATTTTCATTTTCCAAGGATCTCTTTTAAAGGGTATTATTTGAACGTAAGCTGTTCCTTTTTTTATTGTTGTATCGAGAGTTGGGTATTTATCGCCATTTATAATTATTGGAAAATTAACTTCATTAGGAAAGGTATCCGTATCAACTATACCTGGTATTATTGAAAACCTGTCATCATGATTATTCATTGGAGGTAAAAATAAACAAGAATATCCTGGAGGTGTAACTATTTTCCAAGGGTTCATAATTTTTATAAAAGGTTGATTATTATTTTTACCAACTAAAGGAGAGCCGCTAAGTTGTTGTGTAGCATGAAATTCAGTGTTACTACGTC